AGTTGCCAAAACCGTGCGCATGGTTTGCCCCCATTGCGAGCACGCCCACGACAACACCGAGGCCAATTGGCGGGCCATGAGTCGCGGCGGTTACAAGGCCAGCAACGCCAACCCAACGCCACGCGTGCGCTCGTTTAGCTTCAACCAATTGGCATTGCCGCCATCAGTGATGCCATGGGCCGACCTGGTTGTTGATTTTCTCAGAGCCAAGCAGCACGCCGCTGCCGGCTATATTCAGCCGCTCCGCGAATTTGTGACCCTACGCTTGGCCGAGCCATGGAAGGCAACCAATCATGTGGACATTGAGAAAGTGGTGGTCAAGGATTACGAGCCAGGCGCCGAATGGGAAGATGAGGCAACCCGATTTCTGACCGTCGACGTCCAAGCTTACCTTGAGGAATTTTGGGCGGTTTGCCGCTCATGGTCAAAAACAGGCGCCAGCCGTTTGCTGACATTTCGCCGCCTGACGTCATTTGATGACATCGAGGCCATGCGCAAGGAATTTAATGTTGCGCCTCAGCGCACCTTCCTCGATGTCGGCTACCAGCGCGCCAGAGTGCTGGCCGAGTGCGGGCGCTATGGTTGGATGGGCATGAGAGGCGAAGACGTCATTGATTACGCGCACAACATCAATGGCCACACCGTGCGCCGCATGTTCAGCAAACCAACCCGCGTGAGCGCTACAGGACGCACAGCGCCGCCGGTCTTCAGATGGTCAAACCCTACCACCAAGGACGTCTTGCAACTGCTAAAGAGCGGCAAAAGCCATCCTTGGGAAGTTTGCGACCTGGGCGAAATGGCTGACGAATACGCCAAGCAAATCGACAGTGAACGCAAGCGAGAGGTGTTAGATAAGCACGGCCGCACAACATTGCGCTGGATTTCATTTCGAGCCAACCACGCCTGGGATTGCGAGCTCATGCAAGTGGTGGCTGCCTCCATTGCCAAGCTGTTTTCGACCGCTGATTGATTGCTAGGTGCGACACTTTGCCACCTATATATAGATGGCAAGTGACATAAGCGGATTTCTCCGACTTCAGTCTGACTCATGGTTAACAACCCTACAACAGAGGGTTGCTGACGCCATATTGTCGGGCTCTGTTACCGTCTCCTTTTCCAACGCCAGCCAAAGCGGCACCAGAGAGCTCGTGATGCCCACCGACGAGCTTGCCGCACAACTGACCCCAATTTTAATCGAAAAAGGTCTCGTGACCGGCACTAAGCCGACCCGCATGACTTTTGCACGTTTTAGCAGATGAGCGGCCTTGTCGACCATAACGGGCGCCCCATCGCCATTGAGACCGCGCCCAAAAAGCGCGCCAGCATCACCAGCCATTATCGCGGCACGGAATCAAACCGCTTCCGCACATCGCTGCCTTACATTGTCAGCGATATTAGCAACACCTTGAACCGTGGAGCCAGGCGGCGGTTGATGGGATTTGCTCGATGGCTCTACACCAACAACGGCATGGTGCGCGGCGCGGTCAATGATGTCAGCCGCTATGCACTAGGCACTGGGCTCAAGCCTCAGAGCCAAGCAGGTGAAGCAAGCAAGGCATACGAAGACTATTTTGCTGAGTGGTCAAAGGTTTGCGATGTGGCTGGCCAATTCAATTTCGCGCAGATGCAGCGCCTTGCATCCATCAGGATGGACGTTGACGGTGACATTGGATTTCTGATGGTTGGGCGCCAAGATGCGTTTCCCCAGCTTCAACTTGTCGAATCTCACAACATCTTGAGCGAGGGGCCGCAGTATTACGGCGAAGGCCATGACGGCGTGAAGGTGTCACCCGCTGGCCGCCCTACTGCCTACACGGTCAAGGATGGCGATGATTACCGCAGCATTAGCGCCAACAATTTCATTCTGGTTTACGACCCCGACCGCGTTGCGCAATTGCGCGGCGTGTCAGCATTAACGCACGCCATTGACCACATCAGGGATGCCATTGACATCCTAGAATTTGAAAAGGTTGGGGTGAAAATGAATAGCGCCATCGGCATGGCTATCACCACTCAGGGCGGCATTGCTGATGACGGTACAAGTCTCATCGAGGACGGTTATGGCGCTGCCGACACTGGAACGGTTCCTTGGGATACCTTCCAGGCCGGCATGGTGCCACGCCTCAAAATCGGCGAATCAATCGAAAGTTTTGCCAGCAATAAACCATCGCCTGCGTTCACTGGCTTTCTTGAATACCTAATTCGAGACGTCGCTCTTGGTCTTGGTGTGCCATACGAGTTCGTGGTGGAACCCTCCAAGCAAGGAACCGCATCCAGGTTCATTTTAGAAAAAGCCGCCCGCCGATTCGAGGAACGCCAAGACCTCTTAACTTCCCGTTTTTGCAACCGCGTTTGGGGCTGGGTTATTGCGCGCGGCATCAAGCGCGGCGACCTGCCACCCAGTGAAAACTGGTGGCGCGTCAACTGGCAAGCGCCCAAGAAAATCACTGTCGACCTTGGCCGCGAAGCGCGTGCCAACCAAGACGCCATCAAGATGGGCTTGCGCACCATGCGTGAAGACGCCGGCGAACGCGGCCACGATTGGCAAGAAATGCGCGACCAGGTAGAGCGCGAAGCAAGCGACTTGTTGAGCCGAGCCAAACGCCTGGCTGATGAATACAGCGTCTCGATGGAAACCGCATTGCACCTATTGAGCCAGCGCACCCCTAACCCTGTTTTTACTAATGAGAGCGAACCTGACGCATAAGTTGGCACACGAGCCATGGGCCATTCGCCCAGAATTTCACAGCACGCTTGTTGCTGCCGCTGAAGCGTATCAACACAACGAGGAGGACGGCGGGCCATACGAGCCACCAACGCCCGAAGAGGTGGACGGAATTGCCATCATTCACATCCATGGACCCCTTGGCAAAATGCTCACCGATTGGGAGCTCATGTTCGGGATGACGGATTACGACGACATTGCCACCCAATTGGCCGAGGCAGACGCCAACCCAAATGTAAACGCCATCCTGCTGCACATTGATTCACCTGGCGGCACCATTACTGGCTTGCCAGAGCTTGCCGCCAAAATGCGCCGCGTTGAAAAGCCGCTTGTGGCCTACACAGAAGGCACCGCCGCAAGCGCAGCCTATTGGATAGCCAGCCAGGCAGACAGTGTGTTGCTCAGCCAAAGCGCCGAAGTAGGCAGCGTGGGCGTTTATATCGCCTTGCTAGACCAAAGCGAATACTTGCGCAACCAAGGCTTGCGCGTCAACGCCATCGCGGCTGGAGACAACAAACTCGATTACGCCGATTTCAAGCCATTGAGCGATGAAGCGCGCGAGCGCCTGCAAGCCAACGTCAACAAATGGCACGAGCGATTTAAGGGCGATATCAACATCAAACGCAACGTGCCAGACGCATCAATGACCGGCCAGGTATACGAGGGCATGGAAGCCATCGAGGCTGGCCTAGCAGATGGAGTCGTGGACGACCTAAACGATGTCATCGCCCTAATGACCAACCTTTAAACAATCACCAATAGAACCAATGAAAACCATCCTTGATTTAGTTAAAGCCAACGTGGAGCTCACTAGCCTATCGGGCAAACTGGAAGCCGCCACCGAGACAAACAAAAACCTACAGGCAGAGATTGAAGGCGCGGCAGCAAGCCACGCCGAAGAAATCGCAAAACTTGGCGCACAGCACGCCGAAGACATCGAAGCGCTTGAGAACAAAATCAAGCTGCTTGAAGAAACCAATTTACTTCTTGAGGAGGCACAGCAGAGCGCCGCCGACAAAGCCGTTGAAATTGCGGCCAGCGTAGGCGTTGAAGCCCCAGTTGAGGAAGCAACCGAAGAGCCGGCACCCGAAGCAAACATGGACACTCTCTGGCATCAATACAACGCCATTGAAGACCGCCAAGAGCGCCGCGCTTTCTACCTCAAAAACATCAAAGAAAGACTATAACAAATGGCCAATACACTTGGAGGCATTAACATTGCCCAAATCAGCGAACAGTCGCTTGATTATCTCTCAACTCAGTTTCACCCGCTCCGCGCATTTTCTCGCGACTTCAGCGACGACATCAGCGGCGCCGGCGAATCTGTTACCACCCGCGTGCCTTCCAGCATGACCGCAAGCGACCTGTCGACCGGTTACGCTGCAACGG